AGATGATGAAGATAGTGGTAAGGTTTGTACCTCTCCACCAGGGACAACTAATGCATCTCCAATTACTGTAGAATGCGACAACGATAAGAACTTAGAACTTCAAGATTGTATTCAGAATCATCTTGATTGTTTCTTCAGACCCTTTGTTGGTGGTGCGTGGAAACCACCTCAGGCAGACTGTGATTCATTCGTTCCTAAAGCAACGTATGGTACAACCAATATGGTTTGTATCAGAAATTGTGTTACCGAAAGAGCACCTGTATTTGAAATGAGAAAAGGTATGGGTACTCCAGGGACTGCTATCTTCAATGGTGCCAACACTGTAACTGTTACTGGTAATACTTCTCAAACAATATCTTTTCATTTTGAGTGGGATGATAACCCTAGAACAGCAGGCACTGCTGTAGATAGTATTACTGTTAGTGGCACTACCTTTACTAGAGTTGGGGAGAAAGGAAAGCAGACAATAGCAATCACACTCGCACCTGGGGACCATAGTATTTCTTACTCAGGTCTATCTGGTTCTGGATATTCTGTTGACAATGATAAGAACTATGGTGACAACAAGTCGATTGCATTCAAAGACAATGATGGTAATGATGCCAACGCAAGGTTTTCTATCTTAGGTAATAATAATATTGGCAGAGATCATAGGTACAGTCTTTCAGACACACCTGATGCAGGTTATCAGCAGGTAGGTGTATCATTTTATGGCAACATAGTTCCATCAAGTACAGGACGTAGTATTTCAGTACATAGAACCTTCTCAGCATCTAGACAAGACACTCAGTTAGTATCTGATGTTGCAGGTGAGAGTAGTGACCTAGATGAAGGTGGTTACCAACCACGTGATGAGATTCTTTTCTATGGATATAGAGAGGCAGAAGATATGATCTCAGAACTGATGGAGGGTGAGAAACCTGCACCTCTACATCGGTACTATAGTTTTGAGGGTAATGATCATAAGTATTCAATTGAATCACTTGGTAATGTAGCGAGCGCACCAAATCTCAAGAATAATATATTCAGGTTTGAAACCCCCGCTGAGTCTGCACTTAAGATTCAACTTAACATACGACGTGGTGGTGCTTCCTATGAGAATACATTTGGATGGTATGTAACTAACGCAGACAATGAACCTATCTTTGGTCGTGTTCTAGTAGACAATGCTACTGATGCATCTGGTACTTTCCATAGAAAGATTCCTAGAGACGAGATCAATTCTTATATGCCTTGTAATCTTGGGTTCTTTATAATTTCTGATGGTAATAATGGTGGTGCATTTGATGGTCAAGACATTACATTCTCACCACATAATAATTCGCACGGTCCTGGATGGACTACTAATGAGAACAGTCATCCTAAACAAAACGGATATGTATTTTTCTCAGACAGGAGATTGAATCCAGATAAAAGGGATCAGACTAAGTGGCCAGATAATGTTTGGCAATATTGGGAAGACTTGTTCGATGGTGATGAGGACTATAATGATGTTCGTATATCATATAGAGTAGGGTATGGTGAAAGTGAATACTACTACGAAGGTATTGAATGTTATGTGTTCTCTGAACCTGCTCAACCAGTTATGGCAAACATCAACGTACAAGATGACTGTGAGAAGAAAGCATTTAGGAAGGGGTCATTTGGTGATGTGATGTTGGTCCGTACAGAATGTGGTTCCTATCACGAACATCCTAAGACAGGTGCTGACACGTGGGAGTGTGGTAAATGTAAAGGTGACTATGCAAATAGTATTAACAGAGTACAGAAAGTTAAGATTGCAAAATCTACAACACTAACGATCAGATCACACGGTGGTATGACTGCAGGTTATGGTGACTGCACTAAGTTTACTTGGTTACTTAAATTGAATGGTGATGTAATCTATCAAGAGAAATCACTAGTATCTGAATGGAAAACGATCGGTGCTGTCTTACATACTTTTGATGTACAGAAGGGAGACAACTTAGTATTTAAAATTAAATCAATCGACACAGGACACTACAACGGAAAAGCATCTCCTGCATTCGCAATCAGAGATGAATCGGAAGGTACATACGTCAATACTTGGACTGTCAATTTACTTACACAGTCACACAGTTATGGAACTGACAGTAAAGATCAAGCAGAGGGACAACCACAATCAGGTCCTGAGATTACAGAACCGTGTGGTCTACCTACTAGTGGTCAGTTATTTGTTTGGAATAATCACTTGGATGATGACCCAGATAAGGAAGATTATACAACTGTAATAACAAATAAGGTAGTGGATCAAGCAGCAAACGTTTATTTGGATCATCCTGATAGAGCATCACAGAGATGTAGGATCATTAATGGTAAAGATATTGCACTTAGATACGAAGATGGTGATGTAGGTTACGTTGATGTCGTCGCAAAGAACGGATTCTCAGTGAGACTCAAGTATCTTATTGAAGATAAAGACAGTTATTATGTCAGATGGTACCTTGATAGTGTTGAAGACTGGGGTAGTGGTGGTTTTAAAGTTAATGATGAGTTTGATTTACTCATTGATGATCAGGATGAGTATTTCAATACAGATGAAAATGGATTTGATGGTATTACTTGGTCTGGTCCTGAGTATTATAAGATAGGATTCAAAGTGACTGGTGTTAACTCTGATCAGTGTCCCGACCCTAATGAAAACCAAGGTAGGATTCAAGACATTGCTCTTGGTGCATATGGTGACATAACAACTCCTAGACAACCAGATGCGATTGTGGTAAACAATCAGAGCACTACAGGTAATGAGTATGCAGTTAATATGAATGAGGTCTTCCAGAGTTTCTTCTTGTATGAGAGTGGAACTGCAACATCATTCCATCAGTATTGGTTGGAACAAACCGCTGCAGGTAATGACGTAGTGTTTGCAACAGATTACTCTGATCAGAAAGGACTACGTTTCAGACTAAGGATAAGAGTTACACGTCAGGACAACTATGAGTCTGGTGATGCGTATAAGTTTGATAGATATGGATGGTTTGGTATGGTAAGAATCTCACAAGTATTCTCTTACGGTAAGAGATATGATGCAGATGATGTGCTTAATATTCAGTGGCCGCCTAAGCAATTGCAGGTTACTGATGGTGATGAACCAATGTCTCCTTACTTCCCTAGTCAAAAGAACCTACCTAAGAAAGTTCTTGTACGGGATGCTACCACCGCTAGATACAAACGTAATGCTAGAATGGCAATCTACCAATCAATGCACGACAAAACGAGCACGGTATGGTATAGTAATAGGACTGCTTATCAACCTACACAGGTGAGGCAGTTCAACATAATCATTAAAGATACCGACTAATGGATTACTGGGATAGACGCTTTATGAAATCTAAGATGGAGTTGGATGCTATTAAAGGAGCACTCAAGTCTGGAGATCAAGCGAAAGCGAAACAGAAACTTAAAAAGATTAGAAAGTTTTTTAGATCACCCTTGGGAGAGGTTGCAAGATTGGACCAAACCCTATATAATGTTACGAAACCGACACAGGAGGACACGATTGATGCCATCAACGAAGGATCAAAAGATTCGGGGGATGACACTGCTGATAGAGAGTCTGCACAAACCTGACTCTAAACTCAGAGCGTGTGCACACAACCAAGAATGTTACGATGAACTCTTAAATTATCGTGACGAATTAGTAGAGTATTGCCATACAAAATTGGGAGAAATCAATGCTCAATCTTGATCAATATTACCATTCTTATTTGGAGAATAAACAGAAAAAGTTCTGTATTGATGGGGTTTATGAGTCCGTAGTCTCCTATGGTTACCATTGTGATGGTAGCGACATAACTGGACACTATGTCTTGACAGATAACTACCGTTTAGTGTATGATCGTTCTGGGTTATTTCAATACAAGGAAAAGTGGTCGAGTGGTTGATGGCATTGGTCTTGAAAACCAACGATGTGAAGGCATCCGTGGGTTCGAATCCCACCTTTTCCGTTACACAATTAAACAATGTTGTGTATAAATAATCATTCGTGCCCGAATCGTATCGCATCACGAATCGTTCACACTATTAATTAAGGAGTTTTTTTAAATGATCAAATCTGCATTCGCTGCTCTTGCCGCTGCAACTGCTATTGCTGCCCCATCTGCGGTCCTTGCAGGACCCTACGTCAACGTGGAAACAAACGCTGGATGGACTGGTTCTAATTACACATCTGCAACCACAGATCTTCACGTGGGGTACGAGGGTGCCACAGGAAGCGCTTCATATTACGTTCAAGCGGGTCCATCTGTAATCGCTGTTGACGGTGCTGAGAGCAGCACTGAGTTCTCAGGTAAGGCAGGTCTTGGACTGTCTGTTTCAGAAGCAGTTGGAGTATATGGTGAAATCTCATTCCTAACAGATGAGGTTGCTGACACTGGTTATGGTGGTAAATTAGGAGTTAAGTACGCTTTCTAAGTTTTTCATACCATAATAGATACTAGGGAGCATAGTGCTCCCTTTTTTATTCTCTAATGACAATGCCTAACACTACTATTATCTACACTCGTGACGGTTGCCCTTTCTGTGTTAAGATTAAGAAACTATACGAGATGAAAGGATGGAAATTCCAAGAACAAAAACTTGATGTCAACTTCACACGTCCACAATTCTGGGAAGAGTTTGGTCGTACTGCTACGTTCCCACAATTAATCGTTGATGGTAAAAGGACTGGTGGGTGTAACGAAACACTCACACAGTTTAGATCCCAGGGTCTTCTATAAATAACCTTAGCGTTATAGGAGGTCTCTAACTTGCACCCTTTGTTCACCTTACTTGGAGAGACCGATGGAAACAGCATTATATGTCTTCGCAATCATAGGATCATTCCTAATTGGAGGACTGGTAACTTGGACAGCGAAAGACTACATTGATGCATACATTGATAACGCTGCTTACGCAAAGTCAATTACGCATCCTGAGATGCTGGATGAGGAAGGCAATGTAGATCAGACTGAACTGCTCTACTTGCGATTCACAGAGAACGATGATATACTTGATGTTGAAGACGACGACTAAGTTATGATCCTGGTCGATATGAATCAGGTAATGATCGCTAACCTTATGGTTAGTTTGTCACTATCTGATGAACTACAAGAAGGACTGGTTCGCCATATGATCCTTAACTCGTTGCGTAATTACAGGCACGAGTTTCGGAAAGAGTATGGTGAGTTAGTCCTTTGCTATGACAGTAAACACTACTGGAGACGCGAATACTATCCGTACTATAAAGGTACGAGAAAGAAAGACCGAGAGAAGTCCAAGCACAATTGGAACAACATCTTCGATCTACTGAACAAACTTAAGGATGAGTTTCGAGAGTCACTCCCCTATAAAGTTGTTGAGGTTGATGGAGCAGAAGCAGATGACATCATCGCAATCCTTGTTAAAGACCAAGGTCTTAAGAACATACGATTGCAAAACAATATGCAACCTGCTCAGAAAGTTTTGATCCTATCTGGTGATAAAGATTTCATTCAACTACAACGCTTTAGGTTTGTTACTCAGTACAATCCTTGCCTCAAGAAATATGTGAACGGTGTAGACCCTCTCATCTATATCTCTGAGCACATCCTCAAAGGCGATAGGAGCGACGGAATCCCCAACATCCTATCAGACGACTCCTGCCTTACAGAAGGACGCAGACAGCGCCCTCTGGCACGTAAGAAGATCGATGTCTGGGTACAGAACTTAGACTACATCCCTGAGGAAAACAAAAAGAACTACGAAAGAAACAAAACTCTGATAGACTTTTCTTGTATCCCAAAAGAGGTTGAAGAAAAGATTATAGATACCTATGAGAGTTTTAATCCTCCTGCACGTAAGTACGTGTGGAAGTATCTTGTAGACAACGAACTAAATGATTTGCTCCAACAAATAGGAGACTTTTAACTATGGCATTTAAACTTATGATTTCTGAAATTCTGCAGAAAGCACACAACGCTAAAACAAAAGCAGAGAAGGTGAAAATCCTTCAAGAAAATAATTCACAGTCACTCAGGTCACTGTTCATCTGGAACTTTGACGAGACTGTAGAGTCCATCGTACCAGAAGGTGAAGTACCTTACCGAGAAAACGATGCACCCCAAGGAACAGAGCATACACTTCTAGAGAAAGAAGGACGTAAGTTTTATTACTTCATCAAGGGTGGTGCAGAAAACATCAACAAGATGACACGTGAGAATATGTTTATTCAAATGTGTGAAGGGTTGCATAAAGATGAAGCAGAAGTTCTTTGTCTTGTAAAAGATAAGAAGTTGCACAAGAAGTTTCGTATCACAAAGAATGTTGTGAGTGAAGCGTTTCCAACTATCAATTGGGGTGGTCGGAGTCAGAACGCTTAATGAAAATACTTAAAGAGAGTGTGCCACTAGAAGCAGGTAACGATCGGACGCTTCCAAACAACTCGTATCTTGTTACTTATCTTGACGAGAACGACAATCCCCTCTATGATATAGCGATGGGTGATACAGGTAGAATCTTTGATCACTACTACGATAAGTATAAGAAGAAGTTTCAAAGGTTTGAACAAACCCAAGGACGCATCTCCCCTAAATTATGGAATCCAAACCCTCAACCTCCTGGCAAGAAAAAATGACATACATCAGGGGTCTTAACAAAGAAGACTCTGATGATGCCAAGAAAGAATATGAAGTCACTCCCGAACAAGTCGGGAAGTTCATTGGAGTTTTCCTCCTTGGACCGCTACTTCTGATGGTGTGTTGGAATGGTTTAATGCCGTACCTCTTTGGATTAAAGGCACTAAATTATCTACACGCATTTTATATGATTGTACTAACTAGGTTTATTACTAATGCCGACTGACCCTACGAAGGTATGCTTAGTCTCCGTCACACCTGATGCTGAAAAGACTATTGGATACATCGCTCGTGTGAGCAACCCTAAAAATCAAGACAACCCTAAAATTTCTGGGTTGTTGAGTTACTGCATCAAGCACGGACACTGGTCTGTATTTGAGCAAGCAAGTATGACTCTTGAGATTACGACGACCAGAGCAATCGCTGCCCAAATTCTGAGGCACAGGTCGTTTACATTTCAAGAGTTTTCTCAACGCTATGCAGACGCATCACAGATTGAAAATGAAATCCCTTTGTTTGCATTACGCAGACAGGATACAAAGAACAGACAAAATTCCATCGATGATATTGATGATTTCACTAGGCAAAAGTATGAGATTCTAGTCCGTAAACATTTTGATGAGTCGATGGATCTGTATAAGCAAATGGTTACAGATGGTATTGCAAAAGAGTCAGCAAGATTTGTGCTACCTCTTGCCACACCAACTCGTTTGTATATGACAGGCAATCTTCGCAACTGGATTCATTACATTGAACTACGTGAGAAGAATGGTACGCAACTAGAACATAAAAAGATTGCTGACACCGTGAAGAATCACTTCATCTGTCAGTTCCCTATTATTTCTGCTGCTCTTGACTGGTGTCCTGATGAGGATTGCAACTGTGTTGACGAGAGTTACTGGAATGATCTACAACCTTGTCTCCGTATTGATTAATGAACACACAAGCAATGTCAGCACAAATTGGTGCTATTGATTTATCGGACATAGAAGAACAGAGAAATCGGATTCCCGATTTAGAAAAAAAGGAAATGAATCTTTTATCTGATGCATTGAAGGTTGAACTTAAACAACTTATCAATGAGGTCTTGGATGAAAGAGAATACAAACACAAATTAGATGGTCCGTATGATATGATAGAAGAGTTCCCAGACGATGCTTCATACGACTGGGTATGACCTATATAAAGTTACCCTCAACACCCACATTATTCTAAGATAAATGCCAACCTACGAATGGATTAACAAAGAATCAGGTGAGATCACAACCAATTTTATGTCGATCAAAGACCTCGATAAATACAAAGAAGAACATCCTGAGTTGGAAAGATACTTGGGTAATCAACACAACGGTACTGTCTATGGTAAACCTAGGCAGTCTGAAGGATTCAAAAACGTGATGCAAAAAATCCAAAAGGATCACCCTGCAGCGAACCTTAGTCGCTTTACCTAAATTATGCCACAACGCAAGAGAAAGACACCTGTCTCATCCTTTTCACGCTCAGCGAAACAGATGCGAAGAAAGAAACCAATCAATCAAGAACATCTTAAGACGATTGAACCCATCACCACTAATCAGGAGCGGGTATTCAAGTCTTATGCTGAAGGTAAAAACCTATGCCTACACGGTGCAGCAGGTACTGGTAAAACATTTATCAGTCTTTATATGGCACTCAAGGAGGTTCTAGAACCTTCCACTGCCTATGAAAAGGTTTATATGGTTCGTTCTCTTGTACCTACAAGAGAAATTGGTTTCCTTCCAGGTGACCACGAAGACAAGTCAAACCTATACCAGATTCCTTATAAGAATATGGTAAAGTATATGTTCGAAATGCCAGATGATGCTGCATTCGAAATGCTTTACGATAATCTTAGAGCACAGGAAACTATTTCATTCTGGTCAACATCATTCATCCGTGGTGTCACGATGGATAATTGTATTGTTATCGTCGATGAGTTCAGTAACTTGAACTTTCACGAACTTGATAGTATAATTACTAGGGTGGGAGAGAACTGTAAGATCATCTTTGCAGGTGACTACACACAGTCTGACCTCATCAAAACAAATGAAAAAAATGGTGTCCTAGATTTTATGAAGATCATTCAAACAATGAGTTCGTTTGACTGCGTAGAATTTGGTATCGAAGACATCGTGCGTTCTGGTCTGGTACGTGAGTATCTGATCAGTAAAATCAATCTAGGATTTTAATTATGTTTAACTTAGTGGGACCTCCAGTTCCACTGACTGAGATGAATGCTGTTACCAAGAGTAATGGTCTTCGTCTCTATGAAGTTGGTGAAAACAAATGGTACCCATCCGTCACTACAGTCACTGGTCATAGGACTAAGGACAAAATTATGAAGTGGAGGAAGAGGGTTGGCGAGAAGGAAGCAAACAAGATCTCAGGTCGTGCTTCCTCACGTGGCAATAAGTTTCATAGTATGGTAGAATGTTACCTGAAGAATGAAACTGTCAAGTTTGATGAGAAGAATCCACTAGCATCTTTTATGTTTAAGACTGCTAAGGATACTCTCAATAACATTAACAACATTCATCTTCTTGAAAGTCCTCTTTACAGTGATCACCTTCGCATAGCAGGTCGAGTAGACTGCATTGCTGAGTATGAAGGTAAGTTATCAGTCATTGATTTCAAAACTTCTACTAAACCCAAGAAGGAATCCTGGATCGAGAACTACTTTGTTCAAGAAACTGCATACGCTGTGATGTATTACGAGCGGTGTGGTGTCAAGGTTGATAGTATTGTAACTATTATTTCTACTGAAGAAGGATCTATGCAGATCATTCAGAAGACAGACCTTGATTATTATTACCAACTACTTGTCGAATACATCAACGAATTTATGCAGGATAAACTACAATGAAGGAATACAAAGACAAATTTATGACACAAGCAAAATTTTCTGCTGCGGTTGAAGATGTTGTCAAAAACAGCAACGGTCTTGTCAACTATATTGATGCAGTCATTGTTGTCTGCGATGATCTTGACATTGAGGTGGATACTGTCAACAAACTCATCAGCAAACCGCTGAAGGATAAGATTAAGTTTAATGCCCAAGAGTTAAATTATGTTAAACGAACATCAAGGGGAGTCCTACCAATATGAC